AATTTAAGACGAGTACAAACGGCACGATCAAGATGTCGTAAATTGACTAGATCATCATATCCTGCTAAACTATCTTTGAATGAAATAAAATTTTCACGCAACTTATCCTCATCAGACGCGTCGCACCTACCCAAACTCGTCACTGCTTTAATAGGATCGCGTAAAAATTTTATACCACGCGGTGTATGAACGACATATTCCGAACAGAAATAACCCTGATCCACCGTTAATGCTTTTGCGATCAGGTTATAAGTATCGGCCATCTTGCTCGTAACTTCCGAAGTATCCAACCAATTCCACACTGCAATAAGTATATCGTCACCAACGATGACTATATATATAAAATCAGGCGGGATGTCAGCTGCGCTCGACAAACTAACGAGATTAACAACTATATTACCGGGCATGGTATTTCCCAACCCAGATTTTCGTTGATATATAACCTCAATCTTCAAACCGTGCCGATAATCCAGCACGACCCCGTGTAGTTGTGCTGCGATAAACCGTTTCAAATCAATATCACGCACGCCAAGGAGTTCTTCAACAAACCATTCAGTGACCAAGGCTCCGAATTGCTGACTTTTGTCGAACATACGAAAATCATTTTCGACGTAATAAAACCGCCCACGACGCGGAGTATACGCATTTAAAAAATTTTCGATAGCCCGTTTGTTTTTTTTTACATTAACAAGAACATTAGGTTTCAAAATCATGTTAAATCGAGTTATAAACTCCATGAAAATTGGACTCCAATATCCATTACATTCAGAATCATTGTACACTATAGTTTGCAAAGCAGCATATTTACTAATATCTGGGTCAGTCGGAGCTTTCATCTTGCTTTTAAGCATGTAACAAAACTTTCCGATATCAGCAAAATCTGCATTTACATCACAATTGAGTAACCTTTGAGCCTTAGCGTCATCTAACCGTTGACACCAACGGCTGAGATTACTTTCGCTCAACTGGATGGGTTCAGATTTAAACTTCTTGATCATATCACGAGCATTAGGTACACACAGTTTGCCGATGAATTTGTCAACAGCATTATTGACCAGTGCGACAGGTTCAACTACATTTGCGACTTGTGGAGTATCCAAATTGCGCTTAGTAGCAGCAACAAGTGTTTCGACAAGTTCCTTGGGTCTGTTGTTAGTCACCTCAGTATTAAGAATTGGCTCAAATCTTACTTCTTTTTTTGGTTTTTTCTTTCCAGCAAGTGGTACCACGAGCTTGGAAGCGTTGACATTTAATTCAACGTCACCGGTGTTGACTTGAACAGCATCGAACTTAGTCGAATCGAAACCCAAATTCATAGCTTCGCAGTACGTAATTTGGATATCGTTAATAGGATCAGCACTCACAGGCACACGGATTTTGCATGGTTCATCAGAAGACGGGACAACGGTCTTTACCGTACTAACCCAATCTAGTGAAACACCAAAATCATTATGATTCATGTATTTCTTCACCAAATCACGTTTAACACCATCAAGATTAGGTCGCTCTTCACATTCGACATCGACGAAATGTGGTATGGCATAACCGTCAGCATCCATCCGGTTATCATGAGAAGGTTGTTCGGGATCTGAACGTGATTCGCGATTGATATCACCATCACCGTGTCGTCCAGAACGACGCTGAACAGACACGCGTGGTCCATACACGCGATGACAATCACTTGACCGAGTATACAGCACCCTATCACTGATGCGATAACCAGCATGGTAATCGATTTTTGGATTTAGAAAATCGTGTTCATACTTCAACAAATACGACCTCAAACCATCAAAAGAAAATACGTTACCAGTGCTCAACAAGCTATGGTAAACCGCAGTAGCCAATTTACCGAGCCAAGAACCATTTCGCACCGTAGTCAACCAAGCTTCGTGTGCCAACAATCTAGTGGTCGAACGCGATTCGTTATACCGTGTCTCATACGCCATGGAAAAAATGACATAAGTCAAATGTAACAACTCCTTAGCGGTTAGATTAGATGGGCGTTCGACAGCAGCACCCTGAACAATTAATCGCGAATCAATTGCTTCCAATCGTTCGGCAATATGATTGCGATTGAGTTTTTCCATTGAACACGCATACACATAAGTGTCATATACCAATCCAG